GATGACGGCAAAGAAGCCATCAGCGTTTTTATAATCGACGGGAGAGAACCGCTGAGCTTGCCTAATAGGTATTGAAGGAAATTTTGGCTCCCGCCGTTGCCGAAAAAACTGGTATTGTACTTTAACATTTCTAATTCAAGACGAATTAACGCTTCCCCATCAGGGACGTGATTATCAATTAATGTACTGGTTTTTAAATAAATTTCTTGGCCTTCTTTTTCTACAGCAACATACGCCATCATCTTTAACATGGCCTCTTTACTGACTTCATAATCACCGATTTTAGGGGCATTTGATAATGGGTATTTAGCCAAGATCTCTCGTCCAATTGTGGCGGGTAACCGGCTAATAATAAAGGTATGCTGTTGACGATCACTATCAATCACCGTGATCTCTTTTGGCTTAATCAACATATAAAAACTCCATAAAAAAAGGCGACCGAAGTCGCCATGATAAAAAGTAAGATTAATAATTAACGCGCTCTAACACGGTCAAAATCTTGGAAAATAAAAGTGTACTGCTTAGATTTAAGGCGTCCTGCCCCTGCGACTGAATTACCTCGGCAACCGTCAGTAATACGTCCATTACGTGCCGTGGTAATAGAGCCATCACCATAAGAAGCGACTAAAGTAATCACATCACTGGCAGGACGTCGTCCCCGTCTTGCCGTATTAGCATCAAACAAAATAGCTAGATTTTCGTCTTCTTCACTTCCCGCTAACACATTAATGGTGACCGTTTGAGGTGTTGGTGAAGACCAACTGACCAAATTACCATTAATATCTACCGCTGTTTGTGTAATATTAACTGTCGGTAAATCTAAAGGATCACCTTCATCAGAAAAGGTGGTGATCGGAATACCCGCTGGAAATGTTTTACTTGCTTGAATAATAAGGCTTAAGCCTGTTGCTGAAATATCGTTCATTGTTTGTTCCTTAAACTAAATTATGTGAGCCTTCAACTTTACGAACCCAATCGCCTTTACCGTAAATCAATACATATTTCATGGTGTATTCCGGTAAATTCCCTGGCCCTGTTTGTTCAACGATTTCAGCGTTGTACCAATAACCTTTGTTTTGTACATCGTGCCACGCTAAATCATCACCTGCCGCATCTGTAATTGCGATTTTTTGTACTTCTGTTAATGCCTTACCCGTTTGAATAGTGCCGTTATTTAATGCCTTGGTTACTGCCCCAGCAATGATCATCATCGCTCTTGCTTCACCATCTTTATTCGCAGGAATACCGCGTGTTGACAGTAGTAAACTAAGCCACTGCTGTGCAATATACGCTTTTAGCCATTGCTCATTGGCATGTACGCTCATATCTACTGGATTAGCACCATTACCACATAAAAAGCCACGTTGATAGAAGCTGATCTCAGAGCCAGATACCGCCGTTTCACCATAATAGTTCACGCGCAATTTATCTAAGCGATCGGCCGCCATATCTGTGGTAACTTGCGATGGGAATGTAATACCAAATTGTCGATACATGTAATTTGTGGTGGCATTAGTACGCTCAAAATCTGTTGCTGCCATAATTGCCATAGGCAACGCTTGCACAAAAAAGTTTTCCTCGGTTTTTAAATTCAACCCTGTCGATGCTGTATTCATTAATGCCTTGCTGTACATTTCAGCTTGTTGATCTGGCACCGATAAATAAAGTTGGTATTTGACATTTTCACCTGCTACGTATTCAGCCAGTTCAACACTTTGCTCAATAGATAGTTCGGTTAAAAATGTTGCACTACCAAATGAGTCAGAAATAGCTTCTGCAGCCATAAAGGCTTCAAGGGCAGTCTGTGATGCATTACCCTCAGAAGTTTGTCCCTGACTTAACCCTAAGGCATCAGCAAGAGGTGAGTTGTTGACGCTAATCTGCGCTTTTTCTTGCACACCGCCGCTGATTAAGAAAGCACTATCCATAGCATTAAAAGTCACATAACAACTGGCAAATTGTGGCTCACTTTCAGCATTGAGTTTTGCTTGAATTACAGATGCAATATCACTATAGGACGTCACGTCTTGAAGAGAGAGCTTGCTGATTTTTTTGGTCACATCGCCAATCACCAGCGTTAACTCACCCTCTTCAATCAGCTTTAATTTATCCAGTGTGGCAACCGGCCCACCAAAGAGTGTTGGTGCTCGTCCCATTGGCTCATAAGAGGCAATTTGTAGCTCTTTAGGCTTGCTGACGGGAGCCGGACTCACATAACTAAAATATTGGCGGGCAAATTGCGCTTCTGGAGAATCAGCCCCCAGAAACGCATCAACTTGACCAGAAGTAAATTCGAGTACTTTCCCTGCTGGAATTTTAGGGTTTGTTGAAAAAATACGTGCGGTCAGTTTACGCATTGGTGCAGTAGAGGCACCAATCACCGCACTCGCAATATCAACATAGCGTGTTTGTTTAATAGACATATTTATCCTTAAATACGAGATAGATTAGATATAAGTAAATGTGTAGCTGCAGTGTTTAGAGATAATGAGCAGGGAAAAGTGACATTAAAATCAAATGAAGGATTATGTTCATAGCTATTTCCTTCATTAATTATTGGCGCACGCCTAATTTCTGTCGCACGTTGTATTCCTATTCCTTTTTTTCTCATTGATTCAATAAAAGGCAGCGAATGAATGATCATTCGCGTTGTTCTAATTAAATCACCTGCAGTAAAATCAGATTGTTTTTTAGTAAAGCTCTGAACTTGATAAGTTAACTCAACAAGTTGTTGTTCAGTGTGATTGGCATTATTACCTTGAACATCATAACTTCTTTTCTGCCAACCTTGGCTCACCTCCTTAATAGGAAAAAACATAATAATATTATTATCAGTGATTTCTTCCGGTTGATATCCTGTAATAACTTCAGCATTGATATCTGTTTTTATTAATTGTTTTATTAATTGCTCTCGAATAGCTTTATTAATATCATTATCATTCATTTCATCTCCTTTATTTTACACTCCTTTTTAATCACTTTAATTAATACACTCTTGGCGAATATAATCTTGTAGACCTAAGATGATGGACTCTGACTGAGCAATTCTTTCTCTGAGTATCCAATAATTTCGGATAGCGGCGTCAGTAGGTCTGGCGCGGGTTGCATCATCCACGCGGGGGGTGGAATTGGCGTCGTTTGTTGCACAACTGGCTCTGATGTACACCCGCTCAGGATCACGCTCAGCATAACTACGCAACCGGTTAATTTCGCTCTTGGCACTGGCTAACTCCTGTAAACGTTGAGTATCCATTTGATATAATTGCTTTATTCTTAATTGATAGTTTTTGTTTTCTACAATCTGTTGCGTCAGTGTTTCATTAATTTTCACATATTTTTGTTTTAATATTTTATTTCTATCAATAACCCAAAAAAGTCCAGCAATTAAACATAACATAATGATTATTATGATTTTTGTAAGATAGTTCATAATAACAACCAAGCATCTTCAAATACTTTTTTGGCATAGGGTTGATAACCCAGTTCAATATTAATAATGGCTATAGATAAAGATATACAAACATTTTTTATTTGGGTATCAATAGGTTTATTACTTTCAATCCCTATTTCTTTTGATACGCGCTCAATATAACCTAATGTATTATTCTCATTAGGTGGTGCATAGCGATAAATAATAGATTTAATTGTATTTAAACCATATTTATTTTGATAGGTTTGAATTAATTTATAAATTGCTCTGATGCCATATTCTGGTGAAATAAATTGACAAAAATCTTTATCTGTTTGCGTGCTTGCTAATCCTTGCCATTTTGCACCATGGCGTATATTACCTGGGTTATTATTACGTTCACCCCGCGCTATTTTAGCCATTTTTAACTCCTATTTTTCCTTATAAGAAGTTTGCTTACAGGTTCAATGCCTACATAGCCAATAAAGACACTGGCTAAGTAAGCAAATTGATGATTAATACTAAATAAAAGGAGAATATCTTTGATAAACCAAGCAAACATTGCACACATCAGTCCATCTAAAAAAGTTTTTTTCCATCCTCCTGCGTTATATAAACTTCGAAGAATAGCCATTCCCCCAGCGAGTAAGGCTGATATACCTTGTTCTTTCATTGAATAAAGAACAATGCATATTTGTTCCCATAGATCTGGATTTTCTTTCATTATTTCTTATGGCTTACCTCCAATCAGAGGAAATGTCATTAATAATATATTCATTCTTCATATCTAATTTTAATCACAAGGCTAATATGAATATATTGACGATTTTATTTATCTAATAAATGTAGATAAAAGCGTAGTATAAAAAATGCCATAACATAAACCTATTGGCAGTGAGATCGATTAACTCGCCAAGCTTATATAATGGTCAGTGTGATAGTGATAAATATTGAAAACAAAAAAGCCCCACTTCAAAAGTGAGGCTTCTTAGATTTTGCTGAGAGCTTGTTAGATACAAATCTCTCACTGTGGAGTTATAGTATGCTTATTTTTCCTTTAAGTCAACAATATTTTTTCATAAAAATAAATAAAAATAGAAAATTATTATTTTACAGTAACTTCTTGTAGAAATTTATCTGATAAAGACTCTTCTTTAAAGCATTCCGCCACTAAAAAATCAAATAGCGGTTTATAATGACTATAAGCAGCCGTTTTTGAAATACTCACCACATGTTGCAATTGTTGTAAGACTTCGCTGAATTTAAGGCGAGGATAACCGCGTCCAGCACATTGGCGACAAGGTTTAAATACGGCAACTCCTTGTAATTCAGTCTGTTTTTTATCAACAATTTTTCCACGTCCATGGCAACGGCATGCTAAACGAATTTCCGCTTTACCTTTGCATGTAGGGCAAATAACGCGTGTTACTTCCCTTACCTCTCGAAAAGAAGGTTTATTTGATGAGGTTGTTTTTAGATGAGGTTTGGCATTTTGAGTAACCTGCTGGGTTGTTTTTCGACCATGGCATTTGGTGGTAAAAACTTCAACTTCGATAAAGCCATCATCACAATCAGGACATGCTCTCTTGCTGGCTGCACTTCTGGCATAATCCTGAAAAGCATATTCAGCGATAATATGTAAAACTTTAGCTTTATCATGTTCAGCTAACTTATCAATCATCTTATATTGGTTAACTTGAGTTAATGCACATTGATACAGGCTTTCTATCGCTTCTTCGGGACGGTTAATGTGGTGTTTCGCTAAAAATAGCTCTATTCCCATTCGCCCTTTACGTGTCGCTAAGCTTATTGAAGCCATTACATCCGTAATGGATAATGAATCAACAGCTTTAGGCGTTCTAACATCACTTAATACAACACTTTTTGGAGAAAAATACTTAGGTAAGTCAGCTAATCTCATACAATATTCCCTTTGATTTACTGTCACGACTTATTTGCTTATCCATATCCCACAACAAGTTAGGGGCACTTACATGCCTGCTTAAATCACCATTAGCGTATTGATGCACTCAATGCTATTTTATACTCAACCTATCCGTTATGGTTAATTTAGTTAACAAATCATGTTTAACATACTTTTATTAACTGTTAGTTAATGCTAGTATGTAACTAAAGTCACGTCAAGATAGAAAAGGAAATTAACTAGTGGTTAAAAATGACTATAAGTTAGCATTCACAAAAAGACTACAAGAAGCCTGCCTAGACTCCGGGATTGCGGGTAGAGGGTTAGGTAAAAGAATTACAGAGGCATTGGCTAAACAAGGAATAAAAGTCAGTGCGCCCGCGGTCTGGAAATGGTTAAATGGTGAATCCGTTCCTGACTCAACGAATATTTTAGCCTTAAGTCAGTGGCTAGATGTTCGAGCTGAATGGTTAGAATATGGCAGAGGCGCCAAGAAAAATGATGGCATTTCAGTTAATGAAATAATGCCTGTTAATGATTGGGATAATAGTACTCCTATAGAGCGAGATGAAGTGGAGATCCCATTTTATTCAACAATTGAATTGGCCGCAGGTTTTGGCAGTTGTACCACTGATAATCAAAAGGTGGAATTATTGAGATTCTCTCGTTCTACATTTAATCAATATGGTGTACAGCCAAGTGATGCTGTTGCTTTTAAAGTGCATGGCGACAGTATGTCACCGGTTATTCCTGACAGCTCTATTGTAACCATCAGTACAGGTCATACTAAGATTATTGATGGTGGTATTTACGCTATTCAGCAAGGTGACTTGTTAAGAGTTAAAATCTTGCACCGCTTACCCAATAATAAAATCATTATTCGTAGCTATAATACGATTGATTATCCTGATGAAGAATCAACCTTAGAAGAAGTAAAAATCTTAGGGCGAGTTTTTAATTGGTCGGTGATGGGCTGGTGATCGCTTTAGGAAAAGTGAATAGTGCTAACACTAGGCTTACTGCTATTCACCGTTAAGCCTAATGTTAGCTTTTTAAATACAATAGCTCACAAGATCAATAATCCTAGACCACGTTTTACTTCATCAAGCTTTTGTTGAGTCACTTCTTTCGCTTTATCGCTCCCTTCTTTGATCACTTGTAATAAATAAGCTTTATCATTAATAAGTTGCGCTCTTTTTTCACGTATTGGTTGCAGAAGCTCTTGTAAGATATCATTAAGCATAGCTTTGCATTTCATATCACCAAGTCCTCCTCTTTGGTAATGAGCCTTCATTGCTGTCACCGTGGCTTTATCTTGGCAAAAAGCATCTAAATAGGTGAACACCACATTACCTTCAATATGACCTGGTGATGCAACATCAATATGTTGCGGATCGGTATACATCGAATAAACCGCTTTTTTAATTTCATCGGCTGTGGATGATAAATTAATCGTATTACCTAAGGATTTAGACATTTTCCCACTACCATCTGTACCAGGTAAACGACCGACTTGCCCTACCACGACCTTACAGCTTGTCAATACGGGTTGTCCTATTAAGCTATTTATTTTGGTGACGATTTCATTGGTTTGCTCAATCATAGGCAATTGATCTTCTCCTGCGGGCACAATATCTGCACTAAATGCAGTAATATCCGCCGCTTGACTGACAGGATAGGTTAAAAATCCCGCCGGCAATGAACGAGAAAGATTTTTTTGCAAAATCTCATGTTTTACTGTTGGATTACGCTCTAAGCGAGATACTGTGACAATATTTAAATACAGCATAGTCAGTTCTGATAAAGCCGGTAGTGCGGATTGTAAGCATAATGTGGAAAGTTTCGGATCAATACCAACAGCTAAATAATCAGCCACCACATCAAAAAGAAATTTACTGACCTTTTCAGGTGTTGAGCCATTATCGGTTAACCCTTGCATATCAGCCATTAAGATATATTGTGTCGCTTTATTCTGAAATTCGACACGTTGCTGAAGAGAGCCAATATAATGACCAAGATGTAAAGGTCCAGTGATCCGATCCCCTGTTAAAACTATCGATTTATTTTCAGTGAGATATTTGTTCATTGCATTTCCTTAGTTGGGATAAATACCGCCAGAGAAATGCCATAAACAACATCACCGCGCTCTGGCGGCAATAGTGTTATTTATATAAATCAAAGATAAATAGGACTAGGTGCCGCTTAAGTAAAGCGCCACCAATTTTGAATTGATCTTAATGAGCGAGGTCTTGTATTCACAATCTTTCCTTATTAACTTATTTAGTTGTATAGCAGTTTTATCTATAAGTCAATCAAGGAAAATTATCCTAAGATCATCATTATCCCAACAAGTGGAGATAAGAAAAAACCCGTTACCTCTTTCGAGATAACGGGTTCTTATATGGTGCCGGCTACCGGAGTCGAACTGGTGACCTACTG